TCTGTCGTAACTGGGCGATGGTATTACGCACAACGATGTGCCTGCTCCTCCGAAACCCATCCTCATCAGGCTCTTGCTGCATGGCATTGAGCAGCGTGTGGATTACGCATGCACTTGTCTTCCCGCCCCCCACGGGTCCCGCCAGAATCTTTCGGGGGGAGCGGCTGTTCATAAAGTTATCGACGGTTGGGGAAGCCGTATACTTGAGATGGAAGCTCATAGAGTCTGCCTCCACTCAACCAGACGCTTCGCCCATATTGCCGCGTAATCGCCCCGGTTTTCCTTCATAAATACCACAGGGTTTTTCGCGTTTTTTTGGTGATTACACCTTTTCCTTAGTAGCTGCACATTTCCATCGCTATTATCTCCACTACGTGACAGCGGGACTACGTGGTCAAGATGGTAGTCATTGCCCAACGGCTTTCCACAGCACGCGCACAACCCCCCTTGAAACACATACAACCTTTTCTCTATATCAAAAGACAGTTCCCCCTTGGATTGCATTACCCGAGCTCGTCTGACCCTGCCATGGTGCAAGAATTTTTCTTTGTTGCCAGCATAGTACGATCTCAACGCTACTTTTATTTTTCCGGGATTCGTCTCTGCCCACCTAGTTTTTATCTGATTACTTTTCTCTCGATTCTTTTCGGCCCAATCTTTATTGCACTGGTCCACACTGCACTTATGGTGCAGATAAAATGTTGCTCGTGCTTTTACCACTTTTTCAGGGTTTGCGGATTTCCATTTTGCGCTGGATTCAGCCATTGATTGCTTATTTTCTACGCGCCATTTTGCAAGCGCCGCTTTCGCTTTGTCCGGATTATTTAATCTGAATTCGGCCGCCTTGCGTCTTTGGTACTCCCTGCTTTTGTCACCCTTCTGGTATATCTTCCGACACTCTGGGCACTGGCGTTTTTCGTCTGGATATTGATGCGCCCCTTTTTTACATGTTTTCATTTTGCCTCCTTCTGCCGGAGCCACTCGTCGACCGCGCGGCGCAAGATTTCTGACATAGGTATGCCGCTGGCCCTTGACTCTGCTGCGAGTCTGGCGAGGAGTTCTTCTGGGAAATAAAAGTTTGTGCGTTTCATGTGTTATATATTAGCACATGTACTTCAGAAGTCAACAAAAATTACTCAGCCCCCACCTCTCATACCCTTTCCCTGAACAACTCAGACGAGTCATACGGAATCTCCCAGTCGGATGAGAGGGGGGTTGTTTCCCAGAAATCATCGCATTCAAGGGTATTTACCCCATTTTCGGGCATTTTTACCCCATTTTCAGGCATTTTTACCCCTATTTCTACTGATTTGCCGCCACCAAGATTTATCGTAATACTGAACTTGGAGCCCAATTCTGCGTCTTCCCTGGGTGGAGTTTCCAGCCCAGCTGCCCTTGCCATGAACTTCAAGGCCTCTAACTGCGTATGGAAGCTCACTGTGTCTCCTGTGGTGGCCTTTTTATACACTTCCGTCAGCAGATCCTCAGCACCTATTGCTGCTTTCATCCTGAATGTATATCCACTGGCAGTTAATTCCACTTTCTTCAGGTCCACTGCCTTCACGAATGGGGGAAACTTCTTGAGCTGCCCCCACTGCTCTGGTGAATAGCCATAATCCTCGGCTATTACTTCCGGCGGTCGTACCCCGGAAGCCACTTCAAGGACGAACTTCGCGTCGACATCCAGCATTTGCATTGCGGTTATATTTTCCATGTGTCTATTTCTACACCCTAAAATTTTTTGTGTCAAGTTCGGGGGTATGGGGTACTATTAAATTTTGGTCCGGGGGGTGTTATGAGAGCAATTGTAATTTGTGAGTACTCAGGCCGTGTGCGCGATGCACTTGCGGCGCTAGGGCACGAAGCGTGGAGTTGCGACTTACTGGAGTCAGAAACTCCGGGGAACCACTACCAGGGGGACGCGCGCGACGTTCTAGGGCAAGAATGGGACTTACTGATTGCGCACCCACCGTGTACCTACCTAAGTGTCTCTGGTATGCACTGGACAACAAGAGGGCTTCGCGACCCAAAGCTAACAGAGGATGCGCTCGATTTTGTACGGTTGCTGATGGATGCACCTGTGCCACGGATTGCTATTGAAAACCCGGTAAGCGTAATTTCCAGCCGAATAAGGAAGCCCGACCAGATTATCAACCCTTACCAGTTCGGCGAGGATGCCAGCAAGAAAACGTGCCTGTGGCTCAAGGGACTACCACTTCTCACCCCAACAGAACTCGTCAACCCCCGTATCGTTGACGGCAAAAAGCGGTGGGGAAATCAATGTGATAGCGGGCAAAACAGCCTTGGGCCGAGTGAAGACAGGTGGAAAATTAGAAGTAGGACGTATGAAGGAATCGCGCGGGCAATGGCGGCCCAGTGGAGTGTGTAGTCGGTTTACAGGGTCTGGGAGTGGGGGCGGTTAGTGGGTGAAGGATAAGCGCGTGTGTGTGCTCCTGGCCGCCTGTCCCACCCGCCCCCATGTCCGATTTACCCGCTGGTGTTGTGTTTCCGAAACACAACTATACACCGTCAACCTATTGACTTTTAACAGGATTAGTGTATAATGTATTTCATCAAGTGGGGCTTTCCTGCTTGATCTACACTACGAAAGGGTTCATCATGTCAAAATCTACTTCACCAAAGTCTATCACTATCCCTGCACCTAAAATTAACCTTGAGCCTGTTATGCTCCAGGCGGAACTAATGGAACAAACGCATTCTGAAAACAGCCTACTATTAGTCGCGAAGTTAATCGCATGTGGTAAGGCCTGTTCACCGATTGTTCAGGATGCAAACCGGAAGAGCGCACATTCTCTGTTCACGCAGTCACTGGGCAACGAGTTAATCACTCGTAAAAAGCATACGTTTGACGCAAAGGGCAGGGTAACTGTTAGCAAGACAGAACTTGCTTTCGCTGCCAGCACGGCGGGAGGGTACAAGTCTAAATGGAGTAAAATTATCGTTTTCGCATCCAATGGGTTTGACTTCACGCCTTGCAATGGAATGAAATTAGCAGAAGTCTACGCCTATATTAACGGACTGGATAATGTGCCGTTCTGGTCTAAAAAGGCAAAGGGTAGGCATACTGCGACAAGCGCGAAGGTGAACGAACAAAAGCATGGCACACTCGGGCAAGCTGTCACCGAAGCTGTATATCATGCAACTAGCAAACCCGATAGCTTCGTGAAGGCTATGCCGCATAGTACTCAAATTCTTTTGGCAATTGCCACTCTAAAAGCTCTATCGATACCGATCCCCAAGCTGCTAAGTGTTGCATTGAAGGCCGAAAAGGTGACAGCAAAAGTCTAAAATCCAGCTTTCAAACTTACTACCCCATAGAAATATGGGGTTTTTTTACGCCCGTATTTCCTGTTTTATTACTCTTTTTTGTGTAGCCACTACACAGATATTTCCTGTTTTATTACTCTTTTTTGTGTAGCCACTACACAGATATTTTCTGTTTTATTACTCTTTTTTGTGTAGTCACTACACAGATATTTTCTGTTTTATTACCTCTTGTGTTTCCAAAACACAACTTTTTTGTACGGTTTACACTGAATTGTAAACCGGCACTGTAGTAAAAAATCCGGGAGTTCACGAAAAATTTACGGTTTACAACTAAGTGTAAACCGGCATTGTAGTAAAAAATCCGGGAGTTCGCGAAAAATTTTCGTACTTTTTTGCAAAATTTATTTTTTATTTTTCCGTTTTTTGCGCCATTTTTAGTGGAATGTGTGTAGTGGCTACACAGATTTGGGGTGTTTTTGGGTACTTTTCAGGCAATAAACCCTGAAAACGGCGGCGGCGGACGGTTTGTTTTATTACTTTGGGCATGAAAGACTGATTTTGTTTTATTCCTGTGACTCCAGTGGTTATTGGCATAGCCAGTCTCTCTCTCTCTCTACCTTATCCATTAAAACAATAAAAAAAATAATATACCCCCATTTGAAAAAAATAATTTTGGGCAATGTGGCGGAACGCGCGTAAGACGCGTAAATTTATTTTTATAAAAGGGGTCTCATGTTGAAAATTCTGTTTTATTGTTTTATTACCCGCTATCATTGAGTTTCTTCTGTTTTATTGCCTGTTTTTTAATCAATTCCTGTTTTATTACCCCAGTTTCATTGGGTTCTTCTTTTTCTAATGCCTTACGAAGCCCGCTATCATTGGCTTCCAGCAAAACACACTGTTTTGTGTATCCACTACACAAAAAAGCCCTGCCGAAGTACATGGCTTACTAGGAACATAGGGGGGGAGAGTGTAAACCGGCTCCCCTCTTTTATGATATAATGTAATTGTTGGAAAAAGCGTTTCGAGAGTGCCCGATTTGTGTTTTCGAAACACAACAAAAATTAACTTACGAAAGGAAATATCATGACCGAAGATCAAGCGATGGAAAAAGCATTTGCCGAGCAAGACGAAATCTTCATGGCGCGTAACGTGGCAATTCAGAAAATGGTGGATAGCCAACTAGCAGCAGCGCGA